CGACGTCTCCGCCAACAAAATCAAAACCACCCCGGGTATTATTATATGATACGGTGGCACCTGTCCAAAGTAACCCCGTCTCGGCGTTAATGCCGGCTTGTATAACGGACGCAACGTCCGACAAGCTCAACGCCGAAGTAAAATTTAACCCGCCAATAATGTGCGTTGTACTGCCTAGCGTCAGGCTAAACGCACCATTAGAAATCACCTGGAATTGGGTTAATGCAGTAGATACGAGCTGGGCACCAAAAATCAGAGGCGCGGTATCGACATCCGCCCACCGAGCAAATGATAGTTTTTGCGGAGTGTTTAGATTTTTTTGCGATATGAAGTTAAAATATGCGGTGGACGCCCGTAAATACTCATCAGATGATATCCCGAAATACTCTCCAACTTGATCAGCGGAGGTAAACTCAATGATCGATCCTGTTGGTAGTAAAGGGTTGGTCGTATTAATACGACCAATCAACTCCCGATTTTGTACGCCATTAGTCGCCCCAACCACAGAAGTAATTGATATGTACTTGCTAAATGCGATAGACATGTATAGTTAACTCCTCGTTAAACTCGATAAATCCCCGGAGAGACCGTATTTATAGCGGTCGATTGCCTCGATATTATATAACTATGTGATAACGTTAACGTAAAGTATGGCGCTTGCTCAAATTTGTCTTGATCATCGGTAAAATACGTAACGGGTTCGTCACTAATAACCGATAACCCCACACCCTGCGAGCTTAACGCGTAAATGACCGGGTCGCTCTGCAATATTGTTGCCGATGCGTCCAATAAGTCCGACGCGGTCGGCGCGGTCGAATCTGTGGGATTTGCTCGACTCAACGCACGGAATTGAAACGACGTCTCTAAAAAATATTTTAACTCGTAAAGCTCTACGTTATTAAGGTTATCCCATCGATAAGTTGCTCGAGGGAACCCGTAACGGCGCGCGGATGATTTTTGGAAAAATATTCCTGCGCCTGACGTTATGCCCTCTTGCGTCGGTTGTGCCGATGCGACAACCTCAACATCCGTATATCCATAATCGATTAACCCAGATTGCAATAACGGCAAAAACAATCTTATTAAATCATTATCAGTCTGATTCATAAGGGCTCGTCTTGATACGACAACAAAATCCCACGCCAACCGTCCATTGCACGCCAATCGTTGGGACTCTCACACTTCCACCGCTTTGCGGAGTAAAGTATATAATCCCCGGTACGATCTCTGTCTAAACTTAATATATTATCCGACGTGTAAAACGTTGCGTAATCTTTGCTAAGGTCAAGCTCATATTGTGCATACAGATTTCGAGGCACGGCTTGAAAACTACCTTTTACCGCAATTGGCAAATCGTAAGTATTGATATACTGACCGATGTCATTTTTTAACCTACCCAGATAGCGATAATACTCTACCGATTGATATTGGATTAGCCGCAAAGCAGTATTGAGTAAATTTGATCCTGGTATATTCATTCGTCTTCCACCACGCCCGTTACTGTATCACGCATAACGCCCGTATCAATTAATGGCTTGGTTAATTTACCGATTTTCGTTTTATTTTTTCGCCTGCGCAACCTATTGCGTATTGTCACAGGGCTTAACGGCGGGGTCTCGATACTCGCGATCGTTTTACGCACATCCCCCGCGGCGGTTAAAACCAATAATTCCAGTACGTCGTCTAGTTTCCCGTTTTTTTCAAGCGCTTTTTCTGCCGCCCCCTTTACCGATTTAGCCCATTGATTTTGTTTTTTTTCCGCCGTTGATCGTAACATTGGTCTGGGCGGTATCCTATTTTTTGGGTCGCCGTATTCTTGTACCGCCGCTACGGCAGCGACAAATAACCCGTCAGGATATTTTGATTTTTGCACCCAACCGACTTTACCCACTTTACGGCTTTTTTCGGCTTGATCGATGGATTTTTTTAACGACTCAAATTTTTTTGACTTTATAAAAACGGTTGTCATGGAATAAATACCCCGCCAACTCGCCTATAGGCTGCAAGCTCTGGCACACTTCCTAAGTACAAACCTCCAACACTTAACGCTTTTAGCAGCGCCAATAATTGCTGACCGTACGGGGTTTGGTACAGCCAATAATCCGTTGCGTTACGTATTGGTGGATCGACTGTTGAAATATTGACCTTATCAATGCCGGCAGATTTTAAAATCCCGGTTAACTCACCTGCATTATACTGTAATGACAAAGCGGTGATGTGCGCGGTCAACATATTAAGAGCTTTTTGCCGGCAAACGCCTTGCAAAATACCGTAATTTTCGGGCGTCATATAGCACGTTGCCAAATCCCAATTACCCTGCAAGACCGCGTCGGGAAATTTCAATGGATCGGCAAACTGCGGGTACTGAGCACGGAATTGAGTAACGTCAAAGGTTACATAAGTCATAATTAAGTAATTTTAGCTGCTTTTAAGTCGGGCTCCCCGATCCTACCACCGCTCTTATAATCCACATCTGTCAAAGGGGCACTTGCATCCTTTGCCATGTTTTGCGCGGCGTTTTGTGCTTTCCGTGACAACTTTTCAGGGTTTGTAGATTTTTCGGTCGAAACCATTAAAAACCCGCGGTCAATCATACGTTTGAATACCGGGTGGTCTTTCAACCACTCGTAGTCTTGATCTGATACTACGCTCGCATAGCCAGCAAGCGTTTTTGGGTTAGCATACTCGCCTAATATTGCAACTCCCGCGTTACCCTCGATACCTACACGGCGTATTACTTTTGGCAGATTACCGTTGGGGGCGGGCGCATAGTCAGCAAAAATCGTTGGAGAACTTTTAGTTGAATAAATCACAGGCATAATTAAATCCCCGACCAACGCGTTAATGCGTAAGGTCTTTTAACGCTGGTACCCGCGGTCGCATTAGCGTAGTCCTCGGTATATTTTTTGGGCTCCATCAATACGCCAAGCGCCATAAATATTGTAGGTACTGCCTGGATAAACGTCCGTCTATCGTCCGTAGAGGTATCGTTAATCTCGTCTGCATAAGTGTACGCAACGTTTTCTCCGCCGTCTGCACCATCTAACTCTGGGGCGTTTTCGATGCGGACATTGGGGTAATTTTTTTGAAGCCAGTCGGCAACCGATGTCATGCCAAAATCAGATGTTACGGTTAAATAATCTCTAACTGCTGTTGCAACTGCCAAAGTTATGGGGGTGCTTTGAGGGTCAATCGCCCCTTTGGATTGTGCGCGTAAGGTCGACAAAAACAAACGTATATCAGATTGTATCTCTAAAAATGTTTTATCTGCCCACTGGGTACTTCCGCTAGCGCCGAGGGGTACGGTGGTATACGGTAACTCATTCGGATCGTTAAGAAACCCATAGGTAAGGTTATTACCGGCGTTATACCCGTAAAACCCTACGGCATTACGTACAATCTCTAACTGTAACGCAGCACCAGTACGTTTTTCTGCGGCGTTATCCAAATTCATCCGCGCCGCGCGTAACGTTTCGAGACGCCCTACCTCAATACCTTGCTCTTGCTGGACGATGTTACGCACGATTTGGTTAACGTTCCAGCTGGCTAAGGGTATATTTGTGTAATCACCATAAGCCCGAGCTTGACCGGTTAACTCGCGGACTGAAAAGACAATTTGCTTGTCTTCCCACGATCCCAACGTAGTACGCCCGACCAGCAAATCAATATTTCTGGGGGCGGTGATCACATGGATAAATCCAGGTAGCCACGCTTGTAAAAACTGTATTGGTGTTGCCACAGATGGCGTGGTTACGCCGCCTTGTAATGATGCGTCAAATGCTTGTACAAAGGCTTGTAAATCAACGCCGGTGCTTTTCAGACCTTTTTCATTTTTTGGGGCGGACAGGAAATTAAAAAACTCCTCCAAACTCGTCGCCGAGCTATCAAGGGATACTTGTAGCCCGCTACGGTTAACCGTGTTTGCAGAGGGGCGGAAAAAAGAATATTGCTCAGATGCCATGTGCATTATGTCATTACTCCTAAGGGATCGCAGGAACATAAGTTATTGATATTACGGCAAGACTTGGCGCACTGGTTATCGGGTAATCAATAACCGTCGCATAGCCATAAGCTGATCCTACTGGCACAGGAGCTCCCGGAGCAATGGTACCCAGCACTCCAGTGGTAGTGTTATATATGACCAGATCGCCTATTTGCGCGGGGCTGGCTAATTGCACAACAATGTTACCCATCGTGCATAATTGCCCGATCTCAAAATTTGGTAGGACTAACGACGGGGCTAGCGCGTTACCCAATACGCCCGTCAACGCATAGTCTTTAGACGCGACCAAATACCCCGCAAATAATCCAGTACCTCCCGCTCTTGCAGTATTAACCAACGCCGGATTTAAATTTGTAAACACGCGACCAAAAACGTTTTGGGTGGGATCGGGGGAATTAATTGTCCACGGATCGACACGACGAGGAGAGTTGTCGTAAAAATCGCCCGGGACACCAAAACAAGTTTGAAACGCTACACTCTGCTGTAATGACATTACTCACCTCTTAGATATTTATCGACGGTATCGGCAAAAGTTTGAGGCACTTTTACCTTACTATCCGCGGTTGACACGCTTGCAGTGCTTTTTTGAGTTGACGTTATATCCACACCCATTAAATAGGACTCTAACGCTGTCAGCTCATGACCGGGAGTACAACGTATCTTCAGGCGATTTACACCATATTTTGCTACGTCTGATAGACTTTTTGCGGCATGGTCAAACACCCCAATAATGGGATATAATTTTTTTGCCAGCATGTCTTTTTGCGCCAGCTCAAATGATATTTTTTTGATCAACTCATCTTGAGTCATTTTTGGGTGTTCGGTTTCTTTTTTTTCATCCAATTGCGGTGCAACTTCTTCAATTTCATCTCGATCTTCAGTTGCCATTTGTTCGGCTTCGGCTTTTTCTTCGGCTAACAATTTTGCTAAAACCTCTTCGATTTTAACCAGTTTTTCTGCCAACGATTCCAAAGTTAATTCGTCTTTTGCGATTTCCTCGGCTTTTTCTTCCGACATTTCGCTGTCTTTCATTTCTTTGATTTCTTTCATAACTTTTTTACTGTCCAATGTGGTTTTTAGTCTCGAGTCCAAAACCCGAACGTCCTTACCCGCTCTGCCCTCACGAACCAATGCTAAGTGATTGCCTCTTAAATCCCTTTGTACGCCATCGTAAGGCTCACCGTCAAAAATTCCCGGTGTCATATCATAACGACTTACGTAGCCTATTGACAACTCCTTTTTACCATTTTCTAGTATTTCTTTTAAATTTCGGGAAAAAACCCGTAAATTCGCTTTTAGGAATTTATCTATCGGATCAAAATATACTTTTTCGCCGGTTACGCCCTCAATTCGCTTAGTATCCGATCCTCCTAGCCTATCCCCAACCATTTCATGGTCTATTACCCAAGGAACCAATTTGAAAGAGTCCACACACTCTTGGTTATCAAGCTCTTCCGCGGGGCGGTAAATACGATAAATTTTTTCAGCGTCTAATCCCAGACTTCCGCCTGGGTCAATTTCACTACCCAAATAAGGGAAAATGCCCACTTTTGAGATTGGGTTATCGTCAATTTCAATATACCCGTTAAAATCCTCTTTTCTGGCGCTTTCTGCCATTATTTACGTTCCTCCATTTGGAAATCATGAACGGGTATCATTGTGCAACGGCAATTAGGCAATTGCCCCGGTATACCCCGTTCGCCTGTGTTTTCATCAATAATTGGTAAGTCGTCAAAACTATAAATTTTACCGTCCATTTCCATGTGTAGCTTTCTGGGATTTTGCCCCCCACCGCTGTGCGACCATTCGAAATATTTAATCCCCACCGCTTTCATCCGCTCCGCATTTATTACGTTAGATGCTTTACGCGTTTGGTCTTCCGCGATATTTTTCGCGCGGCGCTCGGTCATTCCACCCCGTTTGACCAAATCGTCTTTCATCTTTTGTAGGTCGACTTCGGCCGTCAAATTACGGTATAAATCCCCCGATACCTGATTCATATACTTTTCGGGGATGTCTTTAATAAGCGCTATATTTTCGTTAATTAATATTTTTACTTGTTCTTTCACGTTTTTACTGGTATACTTGGGGAGTAAGGGAGACCGCAATTCAATAGCCCTTTCTTTCGGGTCTGCCATTTCGCGCAGGCTGTTGTTTAAAATCACACGGTTGTCTTTTAGCACGCCATTTACCATTTCCCCCGCTAGTCTTTTAGCACGCGTGGAAAAAAAAGAAACAAATTTTTGTTTTAGCTTATTTAACATTATCTTACTCTCGCTACCGATTGACGCGTCCATGGTCGTTAATTTTTTATTATACTCTTTATACTCTTTGTAGGTGCTACCCCGCAATAAACCCATTACTTTTTGTTCTACGCTTTCCCGCATTTTTTTTACCAACGCTTTAAGTTTTTTTCGATACGCGGCTAGTCGATACTGGCTAACATGTAACGTAGCCCCATATTGTAGCATTTTAGCCGATTTCGTCGTTTTCTTCGGGCGCATTTTCCATCTCCGTAAAATCCTCGTCGACCTCAATTTCCTCGGATAGCCCGTTATATCCACTTGACGGATCGTTGATCACGCGCGCCCGTATCTCCTCCCCGCTCAACGCCCCCAAATTGACATAAACCGCATCGACCTCACTTTTTAGCTTGTTGACTTCTGCCGCTTCTTTTTCCGTCGGCTCGTCCGATTTGTTCCACTCGATCTTAAAGTCAAACGGATCTATCCCGTATTTTGGGCATATTTCGGACAGCAATAATAATTGATAGTGGCGCTGCAAAAACGGGGTAAAATGGCTATTTTTTATACACCCCAATAACTCGTGGTAACTAGACTCCTCATAATTTCCCGATGAGCCCATACCGGTCGGCGACTCGCCTAAAAACTTTGTGATCGGTATGCCGCTTTCCGCTGCAACTAGATGGTACTGACCTTCCATTATAGCGTTAACGTCAGTCAATGTCGTGTCAAATTGTGTGATTTCTTCTTCATGATCGATTAAATCTACGCCATAATTATCTCGATAATACGACGCAAATTTAGCCCTATTCTCAAATGCTTGCTGGTTCATGAGCGCAGCCCCCATGTCTATTTTTTTTGATGTTAGTCGTTTGGTCATCAGCAACATGGGCGCCTCATTGCTCGATCTTGTGGCGTTATACACACTCTCGTAGATTTTTTGTGGGATCGATAGACCGCCAAAAAGATACGCAGGCTTTAATATGTCCGCTACTTCTTCGTGTCGAATTACAATAAGGTGGGTTCGGTGGTATATTTTACCCTGCACGTTCCACCACGTGGGCTCCATAAAATACGGATAACTTGGATCCCCCGCCGTTCTCGCGTCCAATTCAGGCGTTACCCAAAACGGGTCTACTTGAGTAATGCCCTCGTAAGAGTTTGGCGTTACCCCCTCGGGGTTAAACGGGTTACGATAAAATTCTTCCCCCGCGCCACGTATGTTAAAAATTACAATCCTTATGCCAAACATACGACAACGGCTTTCCATTTTTTCCATCTGGTAATTTAGCGCATAATAATCATCAAGCTGCCGCATTTCGTTTAGTATTTTTAAGTCCAGCTCGACTCCATCGTTAACTGTGATTTTATACCCTTTCCTTAACGCATCCGCCCCCGGCAACGTGCACGCTTTGGATATCTGTGTGTTTTGCGCCAAAATTGCACACGTCTGAAACCCGATAAAACTTTGCGATCCATACCACTGCAAAACCGCTTCGGGGATATTTTGATTAGAGACGGCAAACGCGTTCTTTAGATAATTTGAGTCCATCGTTCCGACCGACGCGTCTTGAGTTCCGTTCGCAGATTTTAGAAATTTCCCGACATCCGAAAAATACACACGATTTAGCGATCTCAAAATGTCTGGACGACTTTTAGGGTTAAATGGCGCCTCTTCCCAAAATTCTTGGGGCGTTTTTTCTTTTTCTGCCTTTATTTCTTTAGTACTTTTAAGTTTTTTCAGCCATTTAAAAATCATACAACCCCCTAAAATTTTTTGAAAACGCCATCATCACGGTATCTGCCCGATTAGGCGACTGCGCCCCAGGCGGCGTTTTGTCGATCATCATTTTACCAGATGGAGATAAGATTTTTAACGGCTGTGATAATTCTGCGGTTAACTCGTGCAATTCAGGGTTAGATTTGTCTAAACTTATTAATGCCTCAGCTTCATAAGGAGATTTTTCGACGACCGCCCGATAAGTCGCTAAAAATCGATCACGCAGATGCTGCCAGCACTGCGCTTTATAGTTATAGTAACGATCTTTGTTTTTTACGCCGCTATTTCCTTGTGCCTCGGGCATTTTTACAGCCGCTGAGCCCCTAAACGCTACCGGCAAAATCGGGTTCTTGCGAGATTTTATGCGTTCCGCGTTAATCGCATTAACATCCCCCCGTATCGGGCTGCCCAAACCGTCCGCGTCATAAAGAAATTGCGCGCAACCGTATTGGTCGCAAACATCAATGACTTTTAGCACACTCGTATAGACGTCGGATCCACGACCTGACCATGTACGAGTATAAATAATTTCGTTACCTTTTCGCACCGTCACACAATTTAAGTCTTTTCCCTCATCGGCGGGATCATACGCCACGACCGTTTGACCAGTATTCTCAACGCCCAAAATTTCAAACGCCCCGATCGCCGCTTGAACCCACGCCGCGGGAATCAACACACCCTCAACGCTTGCGTTGTAATCAATGTCTAGTTCTTGTGCAATAATGACCGAATCATAGAGTAGTTTTTTTTTCTGCTCTTCGTACCATTCTTCGTCTTTGCGTGGGTCGTCACGCCAATGGTACGAAAAAACGGGCATTAACCCGGAAAATCGTTTTTTGGCAAACGGGTTATTCCGCCCGTTTGGCGTACTTATGTAAATAAGACAATTAGACGTATTGGATAGTGCCGCGTCAATTTTTTGCGGGTTTGAAAAAAAAGCCGCCTCATCCAACATATACAGTGACGTACGTGCACCACGCCCTAAATTATCCCCGGCTTCACCCGCCAGAATACTATTTGTCCCAGGGATAATCACACGCATATACGGCGCATGCTTTTTTTGATCCCACCCCCCCCGAAATTCCTCAGGCAACATGGACAACAAGTAGCGCACCTTCGGAAATAGCGCTTTTGGGTCATCCATCGAATCGACGTAGATTTCTTTACGGGAGCCAACGCCTATAACCATATCGCGATGAAACAAACATAACGTTGTGCATAACGCTAACGTCAGCCAGGACATCCCGCTATCACGGGATTTGTCGACTAGCATATGTCGTCGATTACGCCAGTTGTCCAACGCCCAAAGCACAAATTCTTCTTGACGCGGGAATAGCAAAAATGGTATCGCCGCGGGCAAATTGCGCTCAATATTTCTTGGCTCTAAAATACACGCCCAATCAGTCAAAAATTGCGCGGGGTTATCACAGTAATGCTTTTTTAGCAGGGGTACAACTTCAGGGTTTTTACGTATTTTTCGCAAATTCTCGGCGCGCCACTCAAAAACCATACGGTAATCGGGATTTTTAAAGTCAAAATTAAATGGTAGCGGCATGCCTAACGCCTTACCAAATCGGCGTATGCTCGCGCCGCATCGACTGAGTCTACCGCTGTAAACGGTTTCATGATTTTCTCATTGCTTGGAGTTATATCTATCGTTTCTCGGGGTTTACCACACACGCGGGATAGCAACGTCTCAATTGTTGGCAAACGTTTTTCCTTTAGGGCTTGGATGAGGCACGCAGCTAGTATCCTCTCGTATATCGTCGCTCCCGAACAATTATAAAGATCGAAAAGCTCGTCAAGCGTATAGGCTAATAAGACCTCAATCGTGTCTCTTAGCTCTTTAGTCGTGTAACGTATTTTTGACCGTGCTAATACTTTTTTTCGTGACGGTTTATTAGTCAAAACCCCCTCCTCCCACTAAACACACTATAACATTTATACCCGACAGTTGCAAACGATGTAACCCATTGATAATAAACGAGTAAACGTAAAACTCCCCTAAAATTAGTAAAAAATTTACCTAGATTTCACGGGTTTTTACCAAAAATAAATTCCGCCGAGTTTTTTATGAATTCTTGGTGAATTGAGCGTCGTTAACTCCGATTTTTGCTAATTTTGTGGTATGTCATGATCTAAATTCATAAATAACTGGTGAATTTTAAAGTTAACTGATTGAATATAAAGGGTTTAATTTTTAAATTTGCTAATTTTGTGGTATGTCATGATCTGTTTTAATTAATCATCGGGGAATTTTTATTCTAAATGCTTGTTTTAAATACGTTTTACCGTTTTTGTTGGATAGTTATTGGTCAATTTTTTAAAAGATCATGACATCGTTGATTTTAAAGGGAAAAGCACACTTTTTACCTCTAATCGGTCATGATGTAAATCCTAATTAATCATAGGGGAATTTCTGACCTTTTTTATTAATTTCAAGCATTTCTTGGAAACTCGATAAACCCACAACCCCAAGCGTTTATGGGGAGTTAGAGGTTTTTTACTGTTAAGTACACAGTATTTATATTTCCTATTTATTTTTAATGGTCATGATCTACTAACTCACCAACAAAAAATGACTACTAAAACCAGGTGAAAATCGTTTAAAATTTATTAATTTCTGGAAACTAAATTATATGCGAGTGAGGAGATCATGACCGATTTTTTTTTGCGACACCCCAAAAATTTGTGAAAACTCTCTACACACCTGTGTTTATGCGGGGTTAAGCCGTTTTTTGCAAAAATCACTAAGGGTTAAGGAAACCGGTGCCTACAACCGCGTGGTTATTGGAGTTAGCAAATTAGCAAAAAATTTTTTTGGGTTTGTGGTTTTTAAAATTTAATTAATCATAGGGGAAAAATTTACCTATGTAAATCAATAAGTTACAATCTCAAAAATCGGTCATGATCTATTTTAATTAATCATAGGGGAATTTTTATAGAAGTCGATAAAAAACCCCAAAAATGTGTTTAAATCTTTTAGTCGCTCCAAAAATCTAAAGTGGTACCAACACATACTTAAAAAACGTCGTTTAACGCACCATTTTTGGGAGATAATGATCGTATCGCTACTACCCTACCAGTCTTATGGTGGTCGCGTAATTTAGAGGCGTTATTTCAAACATTCATGTTTTGTATATCGTCACGGCTAATTCCCGTACAATTAATAAATCCCATCAGTAAAATCTTGCAAAATACCGTTTTCACACCAGTACATAACTTTTTCACCAACTATTATAAATCAATGACTTACGAGTAAAATTCCCCTATGTCTAATTAATTTAGATCATGACATATGGCAAAATTAGCAAAAACACCTTTTTTCACCTATTTTTAATAAACGGTAATTTGACGGGGATTGATCGCAATATTTTTTAATTTTTGATATTATTTTTTGGGGGTATCGGCCGTTAATTGATTTAAAAATCTGTGAGTTAAAAATGAAAGAAAAAACACCTTATGCACAAAAAGTGAATATTTATTCACACGTTTACTCTGTTTTACCCGTTGAGTCTTTGACGATTTCCTCGAAAAACCCACGAAAAATAAGCGAAAAATCCTATACCAAATTGGTGGACAGCTTAAAAACGTCGCCTTGGATGCTTGAGATACGTCCGATAGTAGCGACTCCCGCAGGTGTGGTCTTAGCAGGAAATCAGCGGTTAAAAGCTGCAAAAGCCGCGGGGCTGTGTGAAATACCCGTGGTTATTGTCAACGGGTTAACCGAGGATCAATACGATGAATTTTCAATTCGCGACAATACGAACGCAGGGGAGTGGGATTGGGCGGTGTTGAACGACGAGTACGATTTGGATTTGTTGGCTGCTTGGGGTATAGACATGCCCGTTGAAAAATTGGAAATACTAGAAAGTTGTGAAAAACTAAAAGAAGTTAAACATGACTTATTGGTGAATTGCGCGTATGCGGGTGAATTGGAAGAGTTGTACCGAGAATTAAAGGATCGTGGGTTTAAGTGCAAAAAATATTAACCTCGTACCGTCACGTAATCCTTATGGCGGTACGAAGACCACAACACTAAAATAGCCTTAAAATATCGCCTTATCCGTGCCATATTTTAAGGATAGCATGCGGTACGTAATTTAGCATGTCTCAAAAGGGCTAGTCAAGTTGCGTTTTTATCTCAATGCAATCTTTAGTATCCAAAAAATCCATGATGGTGTTACGGTAGTGTATTTCATACCCTAACCAGCTTACGGCTAATACTGAGCCAATAATTAAATATAGTTTAGTCCTAAAATCATTCATACGTTAATTCCCCTGTTATTTTAAAGTAATATGCTTTCAAAAAATTTTAAAAAAATCGTCCGGCTTTCCAACCCGTTGTACCCCCCGTTAATGCGTTTGGTTACCCCTTTAAAATCCCCTTTATCGGCTAAATCATTAAGTTTGTGATCTAGCCACCATTGTGCCGATACCGCAAGGGCGAATTCTGGGGTGCCTTTTAATTTTGCGGTAAAATCCGCTAACGGCAGATTAAATTTTTTCGCCATCGCCTCGTAATTTGACCGTCCCGTTAATTGGATATAACCACGCCCCTTGAAGCGTACCCCATCACCGGGGTCTGTGTTCCCCAAGTCTTTACGATTTTCATACGCCGCCCCCGATGCGTACTCCTCCAGCGTTTTAAAGCTATCGGTTTCGTGGGCGATTTGCGCTAAAAAAAACGCTTTCCGTGCGGGGGAAGTTATTCTGCCATAAGATTTTAAAATTTCCGATTGCCCGGAAAGCTCTTTGATGATTGGGGCTAAGATGCTTGATTTTGAGAATCGAAATCTTTGCGCCATGACGCCATGGACGCCGAAGCGATCCATGAGAGCTTTATAGTTAATTGTGGTCATGATATATACCCTTAATGAGTTATGTTTGTGTGATTATCAGACGTCTTAAATTTTACAAATTCGTAGAGTTTATTCAATTTTGCCCTCAAGTCTTCCACCACAATAAGCTGTGTGTAGTCATCAAGGTCTTGTAGTATTTCAGATAGGCGATTTATCAAGTCTTTATATTCGTCTAATATTTTTTCGTACAGCATTATCGCACCCTCCCCGTAAATTAATCGTTAATATTATGCTTATCGCAATGGGATTGGATTAAACGTTTTCCCTCTTTTTTCAATCTTTCCGCGATTTCCGAACGATTGATCGGGGTATTCGGGGGTGCGACCACCCCCAACCGTGCATACCCCCTAGACACTTGTATCAGTGTGATTTCGATATTGTCGCCAATCATGATGGATTGACCGGACTTTCGGCTTAATACCAGCATTTAAATCTCCTATTGTCATATGTCGTTAATGCCCAATATTTCCGATCGATTAGAAAAATCACGACCAAAAACGGGGGTGTTTTTTTGCTCACTCTTATCTTTTAGGTAAAGATTTAGCAAATTTCTAAATTCATCTTTTTTAAGTTTACGTTTTTTTAGATTAATCCCGTAAAGTTTAAGCAAAAATTTAGAATGTGGGCATTTCGCCCATTGAAGTATTTCATCCGTTATATCATATGACATGGGTATTACTCCTTTAGTAATTAAAAACTCTTGCAGATTAAAACCTTGTGTTATAAAATATGAGCGCTCCATCATCGCACGTTGTTAGTAATTTGGCTACTGCGGGCACATCCACTAAATACCCCCGCTCGGCTATTTCGTCCGGTGTTGCCTCGTCAAAAAGTACCCGGACGTACCACTCATGGTCATTACGTTTTATCGCCGCCCAATAAATTGGCTCGTCGGTTGGGTAGTCATTTAACCGGGCATACTCCTGTGATAACCTCCTTACGCCCGCCATAATGATGTCCCCGACATTTGCCCCATTAAACGCAAGATTGAATAACTCTTTCATTTTTTTATCCTCTATAGTGTTGTGGTTAATAAGTACACTATAGTACATATATACATGTATGTCAACAATTAATTTTG